ATAAACGACAGAAGGGCAGACTAGTGATGCCAAAGGCTGCGTAAGCAGCAAGGAGTGCAGAGTTCGACTCTCTGCATTCCTACCAGAATCTACTGTATAAAACTACCAATGGACAGTGTATGCAGACACATTGGAGAAACCCTAAGTTTTATAGTCGGACTATTTTATAGGGAATCAAATAATGCGCAGTAAAGCCTCTACGAAAGTACGTAACTGCGTGACGCTACCAGACCGGGCATTGCCGGGGCTAGGATGGTTCTTCTGCACGAACAGGAGAGTGGTTCGATTCCGCGGCGTCAACAAATATTAACTAAAGAACCTTAGAGTCATGTTGATACGAGAAGACAAGGTCGTAACTTACGACATAGAAGTCTTCCCTAACGTGTTTCACTGTTGCTGTAAAGATACAGAAACTGGTGAGATATATAAGTTTGAGATTTCAGAAAGAAAGAATCAACTTGACGAGATGATATCATTCTTTCTACAACCAAAAATAATACTTTGTGGTTATAATAATCATCATTATGATGACGTCATCTTAAACTACATTATAGATTACAGACGAAAACTGGCAGATTTAACCTTTTGGAGAATCTGTCAGTCTCTTTTTAATCTTTCTACGTATATAGTGAAAGACGAAGAGGGAAGTAGAGAGAAGTTAAGTAGATGGAAATATGCACATTTCTTTCATTCTATGGACCTTCTTACTATGCAATTTAGTCAGAAATTACGTGTAGGCCTAAAAACCATGCAGGTAACGATGCACTATTACAACGTTCAAGAATACGATGGGGACTTTGATCAGTTTCTTTCCGTCGATAAGATTGACGAAATGATTGCATACAACATAAACGATGTAGAATCAACTACTGAGCTTCTAAGCCGCTTGAAAGAGCAAGTTGAACTACGTTTGTTTATAGAAAAAGAACACGGTATCGACTGTCTTTCGATGGACAGTGTGAAAATGGCAGAGACCTTTCTTCTTGAAGAATTTTCTAAGAGGTCTGGTATTCCTAAAAATGTTATAAAGGAAATGCGTTCTCCAATGGATTATATTCCGTTGAAGGATGTCATTCTACCATTTATACGATATAAAAATCCAAAGTTACAAGACGTTCTTGAGGATATGAAGAAACAGATCGTATACTCAAAAGAGCGCAAAGGCTACGAGAAAAAGTTTGTTATCTCGAATACGGTGTATTCTGTAGGTGTTGGTGGAATCCATTCTATCAATACTCCACAGATATTCCTTCCGGCTGAAGACGAGTTCATAGGACACGCGGATGTGGCGTCCATGTATCCATCTCTATTAATAGAGTATAAATGGGGTCCTCGACAGTGTGGAGAAATATTTTGCGACCTGTTTGCTGAACTTAAAGTTGAGCGTTTGGAAGCAAAACATACAGGACAAGAAGTTAAGAATAAGTTTCTAAAGATCGTGCTTAACTCTCCTACAGGCAAGATGCAACAGGAGGTGAGTTGGATGTATGATCCGTTCAACGTTTTTAAGATCAGAATAAACGGTCAGCTGATCCTTTTGATGCTCGTAGACAGGCTTTTAGACCTAGGATGTGAAATCATTCAGGTCAACACAGACGGCGTTGTCTACAGGGCTAAAAACAACCTTAAAGATAGAATTCAGGAAGCTATCTCGGAGGTAGAACGAATCACCCGACTTGAATTCGAGTCTGATGAGTATGAAGCATTTTATCAGTACGCCATCAATGACTACTTTGGTGTCTTGAAAGGTGGTAAGATAGAAGAGAAAGGTATGTTTATAACCAAGACCAAGTTAGGCAAAGGTTTAGCTCCGGTAGTAATACCAAAAGCAATAATAGCATACTTTACTAAGAAGATACCAGTAGAAGAATTTATTAAATCTGATAAAGACATTAGGGATTTCTTGATGTCACAAGCAGTAGATAAGAAATTTAAAGTTGTGCATGGAGACACACCAGTACAACGAATTAATAGATTCTACGCTAGTACAAATGGTCCATATCTGTTTAAGGTAAAGACGAATGAAAACCCAGGACATTATGTAGGATTCTACGGAGATGAATACGATGTACCTGAAGAAACATGGGCCAATATGCTAACTAAATCAGGAGTAACAATCCTGAACAAGTTTGATGATCTACCGATAGAGAATCGAAAGATTAATTATCGTTACTATATCAGTGAAGCCAAAAAAGTGATAGCAGACTTTACTGAACAACAACTATCGTTATTTTAGTAACCGCTTGAGAACCTAGAGTCAGTGAGATGATTATTGAAGTAAACACACGGCTCCTCGACATGGAGGAGCAAATCAATGCAAATCAGCTACTCTTCCTAAGTATTGTATTGGATAAGAATCAACCAAAATATCAAGACGTCCGCAAGATTGTCAGCCTAATCAGCGACGACGAAATACAATATTTAGTTCAACAGGGACTTATAACCTCGATAGAGAGAGGGAATTCAATTACATATCAACCTACAGATAAGTTGAAAGAGGCTTTAACGTTGGAAAAGTCTTATTTCGACAGATTCTACGATATGTACCCAGTTTACGTTGTACGACCGGATGGCTCTAAGAGTTATCTCCGAGCAAATGTAAATAAATGTCGTCATATGTTCAACCTTAAGGTTGGTAATAGTTCTGCTATGGCAGAGCATATTATAAAATGTCTTGAATTTGAGCTCGATAAAAAGATGCGCGAAGGAAAGATAAGTTATATGATGACTATGTGGAATTGGCTAAGCCGAAACCAATGGGAAGTCTCTGAAGAAGAAATGCAAGATACAGAGCAGAAAGCCACAAATTCTTATGGAACAGAACTCATTTAATATACGACCAATATCGGTTGTAGCCCAAGAAACTATAAATTATATAGAGGGACGACGAGATAAAAACATTGTCTCGCTGAAGACTAGATGGGAAAAGTTCAATAAGCAGTGTATGGGAGGTATTGAACCCAATATCGTTATGACCATAGCTGGTATTTCTGGAAGTGGAAAGAGTTCGTTTGCGAACTTGATTCAAACTGATTTGATTGATCTTAATCCGAATGAGGATATTATTATTCTATCTTTCTCATTAGAGATGGTTGGATTTAGGCAAATCGGAAGGACACTCTCGAATAAACTTCGTAGAACTACTTCTTCTTTGTATAGCGCGGAGACGCGCCTCGACGACGATACCTTCAGAAAAGTCGTTGCAGTATCCAATGAGCTCAAGGAATATCCTATCTACTTTGTAGATGATCCAGGAACTCCTCAGCAGGTAGAAGAAACAATAAGATATTTCTATAACCAGTATGTAAAAGGTACTGGTAAACATTTCATAGTAATCTATGACCACGCTCTACTAACAAAACAAGTTGGTTCAGTATTGGAAACAATAAGCGAACTCGAAAGAGTATTTATACAAATAAAAAAGCTTCCGTTTACATCGGTCATTCAGATTGCTCAGATGAATAGAAACATCGAAGCCTCAGAAAGGATAAACAACCCATTGAGTCATTACCCAATGAGAAGTGATTTATCATCGTCGGATGCAATATTCCAAGCAAGCGATTATGTGCTTGTCTTGCATCGACCAGAGATATTGAACATACAGGAATATGGTCCTAATCGCCTACCTACTACGAATAAGGTATATATCCACATGCTCAAAAATAGAGATGCTGGAAAACCATGTATTCTTGAATTCGAGAATGACCTGATGTACAATAATCTGATTGAGAGTTAATGCTTCGACGTAGTATTAACGAAAAAATAGGCTGAATAATATGACAAAGATTTTTAAGTTCGATAATAAGAGTAACAACACTATTAAGTTCAACGGTATTAACGGGAGTAACTCTACAAACTATTCTGAGATTCTCGATAACATTATTGCTGCTGATATAATTAAGAAGAACAAGTATTTGTTCAAGACTGCAGACGAGGATCTGTATGATACTTTGATTAGTGATGATATTCTGATTAAGGGTAACCCTCTGAAGGCTAGTGATGATTTCACTAAGGCTACCCTGTTCCTTGCCAACTATAAGAAGTACAAGAAGACTTATAAGCTTCCTTACATTCTTGGCAAGATGTATACGTTGGCAGACGGCACACCTATCGTGTTCTACGATGATGAGATTCAGATCGGTTTCGATACATATCGTTATACTGATTTTACTGATTTCTCATTCTTGAGCGGTCTTAAGGCGTCTACAAAGAAGACTATTATTAATATCTACACCAACGGTGCAGCTCATATTAATATTAATCTTTAATTTTAACCATTAGAACTAAAAGTCAATATGGGAATAGTACTACCTACAAGCAAAGTTCCTGCAACTTCTACAAATCCACAATATTTAGTATTGTATGGTCTGCCTAAAGCAGGTAAGACCAGCGCTGTAGCACAGCTCGAAAACAATCTTATTGTAGATCTTGAAGGCGGATCTAAGTTTATTGATGCACTTGCTATACAAGCTCGTACAATCAATGATTTAGGGGAAATTGCACAAGCCATTCGAGCTAAGAACGAAGAAGTAGGACATAAATTTTATAAGCACATTACTATAGATAATGCAACACGTTTGGAAGATATATGTATGAGTTATGCTTGTACATTGTATCGTAAAACCGAACTGGGTAAAAACTGGAAAGGCGACGACGTAACAACGTTGGCACGTGGTGCAGGCTATAAGTATTTAAGAGATGCAGTCAAAAAGGTAATTGATATGTTCAGAGACCTTTGTGATGAATTTATCTTGATAGGACACGTTAAAGACAGTATTACCGAAAAGGAAGGTCAAGAAGTGAACGCAAAAGAAATCGACTTGGTCGGTAAGCTTGGAAGAATCGTTTGCGGATTGGCAGATGCTGTCGGTTATGTTTACCGAAAGAACAACGAAACTCATATATCGTTTAAGTCTGGAGGAGACGGAACCAGTATGGAAGCCAGAGCTAGACATATCGCAGGTAAAGATATTGTCATCGCAACGGGAAACGAAGACGGCTCCATAACAACCTATTGGGATCGTGTTTATAAACCTGAATAAGAACTTTAAGTCAAAAGGAAATTATGTATAGTACAAAAACAGCAACAACAAACAACAGTGAGTTTAATAGCTCATATATGCCTGTAGGCATCAACGAAAATATTACCTTGAAGGAAGTAAACGTTAATAAGTCTACTAACGGAAAGGATTTCTTAGAGATTATCTTTGAGAATGAGAATGGTCAGACTGCAACAATGACTGAGTGGAAAAACGAGAAGAATATGTGGATTAAAACTGATGAAGATCTTCAGAAGCGTGATAATCAGCAGTTCGGTCGTATTCTACAGGTAATTGATGCAGCAATGGGAAGTCATACAGACTTTGAAGGTTCTTCATTCTTAGAGATGATTAATTGGGTAAAGCAGCAGTTAGAACCTGCTACCAATACAGCTAATATGCGTGCAGCTATGCGTCTTAAGGTAACTTATGATAAGAATGGCTTCACTCAGGTATCTAAGAACGGTATATTTGTAGAACCTATGGGTGCAGAAGAGTCTCAGATTAAGCTTTGGAAGAACGATCTTCTTGAGCGTCCTATTGTAGCAGACAAAGAGCCTACTACAGATCCGCTTGATCCTACGATCACTCCGGTAACTGAGACAACTTCAACAGGTGCTGACGACCTGCCTTTTTAATATATTCTTACCTATCTCTGATTGGGAAATAAAATCTTACCATAAATACAAAGGTAAAGGATTATTAGAGCAAATAGTCAGTGGTGCTGACGACCATCTGGAGTAAACTAGTCCCAAGCTTGCCTTATTAGGTGAAAAGTGCAGGGTGACAGCGTCTCGAATTGAAACAGATAAAAGGTCAGTGGTGGAGTTCACGTTCAGTGAACCTTGGTAAGTACGAAAGGGTAACGCGTAATGGCGACATTGTGAGAGGTTCGATTCCTCTCCGTACTACAATACAAAAGAGCTTATAAGCCATGTATAGTACAAAAACAGCGATTACAATGAGTCTTAGAGACTTATTGGACAAGTTGGATGATTATACTATCTACTCTTATTATCTAGGTGCTTTTAAGCCTGGAAAACTAATGAACAGTCCATTGCGACCTGACGATAAAATACCGTCCTTTGCGGTGTTTGCTAGTAGTACTGGAGCATTACTGTTCAAAGACCACGGAACTGGAGAGGCAGGTAATGCTTTAAAGTTCTTGAAGTTGTATCGAGGGATACAGACTAGAGAAGAACTCGAAAGAGAACTTCTAAAAATCATCAGAAGAACGAACCCAAATCTTGGAGTAAGAACAAATAATTACTCTAGACCTGTGGGTTCTGGTGTGACAGATATAGGGATTGTTCGTCAACCGTTTACAGCGGTAGATAAACAGTATTGGAAGCAATTCCATATCTCTATAGATACGCTGAAGAAATTCAACGTATTTAGCATTAAACATTTTCTTTGTAATAGAGTCGTCAGAGGAACCTACAAAGATGATAGTCCTATGTATGCATATAAGGTTTATGACAAATTTAAAATCTATAGACCTTTAGCCTCAAAGTATACTAAATGGCGGACGAATCTGACAAATCGTCATGTTCAGGGGCTAGCCGAATTGCCACATGAGGGTGGTAATCTCTTAATCATCACAAAATCTCTTAAAGATGTGATGTGTCTATACGAGATGGGGTTTAATGCTATAGCAGCTTCAAGTGAAACTACTTTTATACCTGAAGATATACTTCAATCGTTGAGAACGAAATGGAAACATATCGTTATACTGTATGATCGAGATAAGACGGGAATGAAAAGAGCTCGAGAGTATAGTAAACAATATAAGTTAGATGCTATATTCGTTCATAAAAAGTTTAAGGCAAAGGACATATCCGATGCTGTTCGAGATAAT